AGCAGTGCTGCCTCAATGAGCTTTGAGATAATGGTAAATGCTTTCATGGTCAGAAGTTTGGTAATGGTTCAGATACTCCAAGAATCAACTCTGCTGCGAGCCACAACGCAGGGCCAACTACAGCCCCCGTGAAGCCCCAGAAGAAGTCGTAATAATCCGCTGTTCCACGGTGCAGCCACTTGTCCTAAATCAACTCTTTGGCTGTCGTGAAGAACAGTGCCACAGCAAGGCCGAATGCCATGTCCCAATTATACAACATAGGGAACCACAGATGCGAGGCCGCTATTGCTGCTATCGCAATGACCACGGCTGCTAAAAAGTGTTTAAGTTTATCGTTCATATCGTTCGTTTTTGGTGTATGACAGCGACTACACTAATTATTCTACTTGCACTCCATTTATTGTTACATTATCAGATACATCACAATCACCTATAGTATATAGTTCCTTCAATGTATTATTGGTGATGTTCGTTGATACAAAATCCCTCATATCACTATTAAAAAAGTATAACTCCGCCCTTGCATTAGCGCCCACGACTATGTTATCCATTGTTATGTCATGCCAAAATTCAGAGCTTGCCGGAGTGCCATATCCTATGTAATTATAGTATACAGACCCCACCTTTCTCAACACGCAATCCTTATAGCTGATATTATATTCTTTATTGCCATTCGCAACAATAGCAGCGTAAAGCGAACCTAATGCTGAATTATAAATATCAATATCATGGATGTCTATATTGTAAACATCTCCCACCCCTGCATCGGGTATGTCAATAGCCTGTAAGTTTGCAGTTACAGGGCCAATGTGCATATTTATAAAGTCATCCTTTGTGTACCCGCTTATGTTGTAAATCTCAATATCGTGGCAGCCAAAAATGATTGAAATGCCATCCTGATTACGTGTTGTTGTTTTTTGAGTAAAATATATATCGTGTACAAGCCCATTAATGGCCCTTTGTAGGGTGATATGATAATGAGAACTATCGCTAAAAAACACATCTGATATTACAAATCCAGTAACATTACAAAGGAATATCCCGTTATAACGATGTACACCTGCCGTACCTAATGGATACGTTGCATAGTCATCATTGCCATTACCCACACTATTGCCATCAAGTACGGCGTTACCTAATCCAATGATGTTTATATTGCTGTTGCCATTGACATAATCGCTATTGCGGAAGATGTTGTCATAAATCGCATCCAGTAACCTTACTTTGCAGTTTTTAAGGTACACGGTTCTGTCGCTTGGAATAAGGATTGCTCCGCCTATTACAAACTCCCCGTTCTGAATGATTATGTCATCAATCAATAGTTGAGCATTACAGATAGCACTTATATCTGTTGCCCCATCCGCTACCGCACCGTAATTCTTAATATCTCTCATAATGTGGGGTATAATGTGGCGTAATCATCTTTTGTCATATAGAAATCTGATAATAGAGTTTTCGCACCGTCATATCCCCTTGTTGCCATATAGAAATAAAGCGACATGAGATACTGTTCTTGAGCATCACCTATCTGTACCCACGAGTTAAGCCACCTGTAGAGAGTAATAAAGCCCCCTGATATTACTATCTTAAATATTGCGTAATCATAAACACCGGTGTCAACCTCATACACCGATACGTTATTCTTTATTATTTCAAAGTAAAGATTACCCTGTGCGGCTTTCCTGTAAAAATGAATACGATTAAGATTATCCGCCGTTTTCAGACCAACCTCACGGATAGCTTCGGCACGATTATTCAGGTCAATAAGTGTGAATCTGGCAACGCCATTTGTAATTGCCCTTGCACAAGCGACATTATTGGCCAGTGTATTAAGATTGTTTACAAACAGCGTATCCATTATCAGTGCTTTATTTTGAGAGAAACTTGCAACATCTGCATCCGGGTTTGTTACTATCCATTTATCTGTGTCCAAAGTTGCATCATCAAAGTCATCTAAAAAAAAAAGCTTATCCATGTACGTTTGCAATGCCGTTGTTATCGCCGCTATTTGCGCCTCGCTTAACCCCTTTCCCGCAAAAGCAAAAGATATCTGATTCAGGCTCCTTGAGGCTCCGGTAGGAGACGCAAGGAGTTTTATAGATGCGTTTGGCGGATTAACATTAGACGACTGCCCCGTATCTATGATTTTGATGTTATCCTTCCAAAGTTGGGTATTATCGACGACTACCCTATTAGCTATATAACAGCCCTTTCGGGTGGCAACGGCAGTATTTAGATAAGCTCCGCTTGTGTGTATTTTAACATAACTTTTTCCATCGGTAAATCTCGAATACATTGCTACTCCATCAGTCGTACCAGTCCGACCTGTTAATTCCATTTGATCTGCGCCTGCAATGTCAAGATTGGTGTAAAACCCATAACAAGCATCATCTAAGCCAATGTGCGCCCCGTCGGTTGATGGTATAAAATTAGAATCAAGATATCCACTGCCATTGCCTTTTATTCCCGAAAGTGCCGTCCACGCATTACCCGTGCCAACGTCATCAACGGTTTTGATCAGGGATTTCCAATCAAGCCGACTCTCAGGTTCGCTCTCCCCAGCAAGGCACACAAACCAATCCAATATACTCCATGCCCCTGCTTGTCCTATTGCGTAAAGCATCTCAGCCTGAAGTGTGGCAATAGGTTGCGATGGTTTTGTCGCAAACATATTATAGACTGCCATATACTCGGGACATCGTGTAGTCCAGTATGCAAGCCACGATTGACCTTTTCTAAGCGCCCTCAAAGGGCTTATTGCGACAGGTGATATTATTGGCATGATATTATAGTTTTTTTCTTGTTCCCCATTTCTCGATTGAGTGATCCATCAACCACTCGTAAACACTGAACCCCGGACACGTCCTGTCAGCCTTCTGATTGTGCCCTATGATAAGTATGTCGGGGTGGTGCAGTATCATTAGCTTGCAAAAGGCAAACAGGTCAATGTCCTGTTCCGCTGTGAAGTGATGATCGAAGGTTGCCAGCGGCCCTTTTCCCCCTTCAAGTACAATATGTATTGCCTCTGAATTTATCCCCGACACGCCCCACGTCATTTCGTCCGAAGTGATGAAGCTGTCAAGGTTGTTCGGTGTAAGTATCTCACGTGAGCCGTCACGGTGGATGATAGCATAGTAGCCTAACCGGTCCCAGCCACGCCCTTGCAGCTTAGCTACGGGAACCCCTCCGAGAAGGATATCGGGTAACGCCTTCCGGGAGGGGTAGTCTCTGCCGTTATACCTGACACGTCCACCGTCGAGATCACGGGGGCCTTTGTGCCATTGCTCAAGAAGATCCCGTGTCACCTCCATTTGAGGGGGTGTATCTGTACAGTGTAGAACCAGGTATTTCAGCTTTCCCATAACCAACCTAACCTAAACCAACTATGAAAAATCAGAACGTATGAGAGACGCCCCACATCAGGAACCAGTTCGCTTTTATGGGGGAGTTCTTTACAAAATCGTATCCTAACCCGAACGTAGGGGAGAGACCGTAGAGGTCAAAGGCTGATGCCGTGACAAGCAACCCCATGTTAGGCCGTTCAACTGTCGCAAGGGAGAGTTGTGCCGCAAAGGAATACACGTTGTAAGGCTGTCCGTCAACGAGCTTGTAGAGGCTGTAAGAGGCTCCCATACCTACACGGGAGGCAAACGATACCTCGAAGCTGTTGAACGTGCCGTCAATGAACACAGGCTTTATGACGTTCCCGGCAATGGTAAACTCAGGCCGGATAAGCACGGTACCCGTGAGAGCCTTCTGCCCGTCAAGACCCTGGATCTGTTCGGCTGTTACCGGAGTGAAGAATCCTTTGAGGGGTGATTGTGCCGTGACGCCCAGCGTCAGCACAAAGAGAACCGAAAGAATGAGTAGCTTTTTCATGCGTCCTTTGCTTTGAAGATGAGAATGATTGAGGTCACGTAGCCAATGATCTGCACGGCTGCGGTAACGACGCCATTAAGAGCATCAGAGAGAGGTGCGGCCTGTTCCTGATCTACCTTTCCGGCAGCGATAAGAACAGACACAACAAGCGAGATAACCAGTCCGGCCATGCCTGAGATGGTTGTGATAAGATTCCGTGTAGGAACCTCTTTGTTGAAAACAGCTTTTGGTAATGCCATTGTTTTAATTATTTATTTGTTTGACAAAAAAGTTTCATACTCATACGGACCGGACAGCTCCGGCACCTGCTCAAATCCATGCTGCTGCAAGCCCTGTCCTACCTTTATCCGTTCGTTGGTGTAGTATATGCCCCGGTAGTAGGCTTGCAGATCAAAATACGTGAAAGCCCCGTTAAAGCGTCCGTCAAACTGAGCATCCATGCTCACCTGCTTCGGACCGCACCCGGAGATGATTATCCAGCGTTGTACGCCCTCCGGCTTTGCAAGTCTTGTCACAGCATGGTGACGTACATCCATCCCCTGTATGGGCATAAAACGAGGCTTACGCCACGTAGGATTACCGAAGTATCTACTACCCATGTCACCGCTGTGGCAACTATCAAATTTTGCCAGCACCTTTAATGATAGGGGAGTTGCCTGTTGCAGCTTCCAAATCTCGTTATCAATTAGAGGCCCGTTGTAGAGATACAGGGCTTCGTCGTACCCGTCCGGTTCAACCGATGACGGAATCTGCGTACCGTGCCCGGAATACTTGATGTACAGGAATCCTCCCTCCGGCATCTGTGACATGACACGCTGAACTTCCTCAACAAAGAAGTGCGTTGTTACCTGCTTGTCGAAATAGGTTATACACTGAAACTCCGGGAAGTCTCTTTTGAGTTTCTTAACCTCATCATTGATGTCATTGACGCAGCCCCGCAGGTCATTGGCCGTGCCCTGGTAGTCGTTTATGCCGAACCCCAGGAACACGTGTGAGGACGTTATGGGCGGCTGTATTGTTTTCTTGAAACACATGGTCATCCTTTTTTGATTATCATGTCCGCAATCATCACAATGGTCGTGCTGGCTCCGATGATTCCCATGACGATGGCCGTCATTTTCTGACGGGCGGTAAGCCTTAACCTGTCCTCGGTATCCGTTGCCACCTTCCGATTAAGTAGTATCTGCACGTTGCCGGATAGCTCCTTAACTGTTCCCGCCAGCTGTGGCACAACAATATTCAGTTCGGTAACGGCTTTTTGCAGCCCGTTACGTTTTACAATTTTCGATAGGTCAGCCAACTCTGTCCTTATTTCGGCAATGTCGCCTTCCTTGACGCAGTATTTATGATCCTCAGACATATCAGTGAGTGAGTATAAGTTTTCCGTTAGCTGTTCTGAGAAAGTTACCCGAGGGGAGCCGGACAAGGTAGTTGCCGTATTCGTGCGCCCCGATGTCAGGAGTTCCATTTTGCGGTACCCTGTGACCCCAATAATCATGTGTCAGTCCCACGTCTATCCCTGCGTCAATGCATAGGGAGCTTGGACGCAGTCTGAATGTTTCATTGGATTTGAAGAGTGGCTCGACCGTAATGTTCCCTGTCGTAATGTTTATATTGCTATAAACTCTCCCCGAGCCCTCCGGCTCTAAATAAATGCTATTACTGCTACCGCATTCGTAGAGGTTATTGTAATTTATCGCCAAATTTGTAAGCACAAGGCTGTCTGATGCATCCTCTGTGAATGAAATTCCGTACTGGGCAAAATTGTAGATCAAATTGTTTTTAATGTTTACGTTGGTTACTGTCTCATTCGCATAAACTCCTATTCCGTGATACCCTCTGTAAGTTCCAGAATTTCCTCCTGTTATCGTGTTGTTGTAAATATTAATATTTCTAAAATCCCCGTCGTATTCCGGATCATTAGTATTATTTATCCACCATATTCCTATCGAACTCCATGTAAAATCCTTATAGCAAACTTCCTTTATAATATTCCCGTAGACGTAGATGCCGTCCCAGTCCCAATCGTGATGCCAATAACCTGTTCCACTTGATGGAGTTGATAGTGCTACTCCAACATTAAATTTTTCTATGTAATTGTTGTATATGTAGACTTCATTGTGACCATCTCCCTCGATCGTTATTGCAACGTAATCCTCATCAGTTCCGTTTACCAATCTCGGTCCCCAATCTTCACCATAAAACAGATTGTTATAAACCTTGTATCCGAATGTTTCTCCATCCGTTATTTCGTTAAACTCTCCGCCTAATGACAGCTTTGCCAATCCAAAATGCTTATTATCATGGTATTCAGCTCCCCCCTTGTAATCCCATTCCTCAAGATAGAAATTCCAATAATATGTTCCATCACCGGCTATCTCTGTATCGTCCCTATATAATTTGTTGTCATGTATGTGATGCCTTTTGTTTCTTATAAAATACAAGCTCTGACCCTCTCCGGTCCTTCCGGTATTAATCAAAATATTATTACTTATTTCTGTTCCGTCCGTTCCCCCCAATCTTATGCTCCCCGTATAGCTTGCTGCTCCGATATAACTGGTGCAATTTATAATTTCGCAATCATGGACATGGCATCCTGTTAAGAAAACACTCGGGTATGATGCACTCACGTAATACCAAATTCCCGAATAATTAAAATCCTTAATTGTGCAGTGGTGTATTTCTACGTTATTTCGGTAGCTCACTTGAATTGCCCTGCTCGATGTATAGCTCGAACCGTTAAGTTCAATATAGCTGATCGTCTGGTTTCCGTTTTGCGGAGTTCCTGCTGTTGATGCTAATTGTATTGCAGCCTGTACTGCACTTCCATTCGTATATGTCGTTACAATCTTTGATGAAATTCCTTCACCCATTATGCTTATTCCAACTGGCACTACTATTTGTGTACTGACGTTGTACGTCCCTGCCACGATGTACACCGTATCCCCGGCAGAGGCGTTGGTTATCCCGGTGGCAATGGTCAGATATGGGTTGCCGCTTGTGCCGTCACCCGTGCCATCGTTACCCGTAGTCGCAACATATACCTTCGTCGCCCCCAGCGAGAGCGACAGCAGCAGCAGCGGTATTATCAGCAGTTTCTTCATGGTGGCTAATTGTCAAGCTGTTTCCATTTCAGCCCCGTTGTCGCAACGCACCCGTAGAAGTGAGCGTCGGACGTCTTGAAAACCACCTTACCGACAGCAGCCGTTACCGTTGTGTCACCAACATAGAACAGCACAGCATCCTCAAGCTCTTCCACATCTTTTAAGGCTTGCATCTCTGCGTTTGTCAGCAGCTCAAGGTCGAGGCTGTCGGCCATCGTTATGAGCTTGTTGATCTTCATGAAGGCCGTCCTCACGGGCTCGCCCGTTCCGTCGTTGGGAGTAGTACCTACGTTCACCGTGTCAATGGCACGGGAAAAGGACAAGTCCTGTCCTCTCTCTTTTATCCTGTCAACAGCTACAGCGACAAGCACGAAAACCATTGCCGCAATCATGCCGTAAAGGATCCAGTCTGTTGCCGTCCTTTTCATCCTGCGTAAGCGATTAGTACCACGTTTGCGGCAACGGTGATAGTGCTGATAGGGTGTTTAAAGGTCAGCACCTGTCCTGCAAAGGCCGACAAATCCTCTCCTACGATATTGTTCACCGTAGGCAGGGCGACGGCTGTCATGCCCAGTGGCTGTGTCGAGAGGGCTGAAATTGCTGCAGCAGCCCCAGTGACAATCACAAGGGAGGTTACTCCGGGGATCAGTTCGCCGTCAGCCACGTCATATTTACCGGCAGCGTTGATTATCTGGCACCCGCCTGCTCCTGTAAGTTTTCCAAGTTCATTCATATCATTGTGCTTTTAAAATGTTATCATTCGTCTTGTGGTAGGATTGCAGTCATAGTAAGGAAAGTCCGAGCTATTAGCCTCGATGTACTTCTTGCAGTCCTCCCAGTATTGCATGGCCGTCTCAAGGGCAAGGTCACGCAGGTTCTTCTTATCCCCGGCAGATGCCGGCTGGGAATCCTCGTTGCTCTTTGTGACAAAACCCGTGAACGTATCCTCAAGGTTATCGACGATGTAATTAGCAAAAAGGAAGTTGGCAAGGACGTACTTCAGCCCGTCAAAGGTGTAGGTGACGCCGTTATAGGTGTATGTGCCTCCGGCAAGCAGCTTTGCGTTGGCCGTTTCACCGGAGTTCTGAATCAGATCCTGGAACATATCAAAGCCAAGCAAGGGCTTGAGGTCCTTAACCTGCGTCAACTCTGCAAGGCGGGCGAACTTCCGGTCAATGTTGTTCGCCGAGATAGGCCGGATAGTCTGCTGGTCAGATGACGTCCACAAGATGGTCATAGCGCAGGTGGTGTTACGGTTGTACTCTTCGGGGCAAACGTCAGCTCTTCGATGCTCCAATCTCTCTGCCTGAATGCAGGATCAATCCAGCTTTTGAAAATCTCCTCGAAGATTTGCGAGATCTTCATCCTGTTTTCGACGGTCATGCTGTTGTAAAATTCGGCCGCCTGTCTCAGGGCTTCACCTGAAGTGCTTCCGAGCTTGCTGTCCTCATACTCTATGAGTATCTGCGGTATTGCGTTGAATGCTTTCCTGATAGCGTTCTGCGTCGAGGTTTCATATCCCTCGAACATCTTGTCATTGATGTTCTGTTCAATCTTTTCGAGTTTCACGTTCTCTCCTGAGATAACCGAGCCGTCCGGGTTGAATGACCCCTCAAGTACCATCATAGCCTTTTCGTGGTCACCCCCGATGAACCCCTGCATTTTCTGCACAAATTCAGCAGCCTCTGCATCAGTGTTAAACTTGGTGTGGTGAACAATGTATTTCAGGAAGAAGCCTCTCCGCAGTTCGCCGTTCTTGAAGATGGCTATCTGTGATTCCGTGTCAGCGTCCCACTTAGTAGGGTCGATGGGTGACAGAGGGTAAATGTATTCGTCGTCGAGGAAGGAGTAGAAGATCTGTCCCTTCCAGTTACCGAAGCCACCGGCAGCCTTCACCTGTGCGTCAATAACCTCCTTGATAGGATTCCAGGTATCGACAGCAATGAACTTGCCCTTCTCTGTCTTTGCAGAACGCCATTTATCCCAGTTGTTATAAACGACTATCTTCGCATTGAAGTCATTGTCATCCACTTCACCCAACCGGCAGTACCGGAACGGCTCCAAACGGAAGGCCGAAGTGTTGTACCCGGTGTATTGCGCCCGTATGTAGGCACCATTGAAATAAGCAAATGACCTTGCAATTTTCCGCAGCAGGTCAAGGGCGGTGATTTTCTTGTAATGCTCCGTACCAACGATCACATCGTTGAGAGCCTTATCAACAAAGCCCTGTCCTGAGAGGAACCGGGCGTACATACCCGCAGCACTGCGGGCGGTGACAGAGGCGTTTATCAGCCTCTCCATCCGTGAGGGATAGGCGTTATCAATGTCGTAGGGGACTATCCCTTCAACCTTGACAGCATTGAGCTTAAAGGGAGCGGGGAGGTCAACGAGTGTCAACCTCCGTGCGCCCGATTTACCTGAGCGTTCTAATGACCTTCTTTCTGTTACCTGATCCATGAGAGGGAGGTGTTAAGGTCATTTCTTTTTTGCTCTTGGCTTGGCCTTCGGTGCGGCCTCTGCTTCCGGCTCAGCAGCCGGTGTATCTTCTGCTATAATGAAGTTGCTTTTGGCTTTTGGGAACCTGTTGAGATATTCTTCTGCTATCTCGTCGGTCATCGTCGATGCGTTGTAAATCTGTCCTGAATGGACAAGCACGAGACCTGGTTTAAGCTGGTATTTCATGTTGAGTAGTTTTTGCTGTTTTTCAATTCCTTCGAGCTGGAGCCTGCGGTAGTAGTTTCTTACCGAGCTGTCGCAGCTGCTTATGGGTGAGCCTCCGTAAAAGAGACTGCGGGTGTAACTGATGACCGCCTGCCGAAGGGGAGGGGTGACAAGCACCTCCTCCACTCCGTGTGCAAGCAGATCTATCAGGGTGATCATGATTCAAGGGCAACGAGATCAGACAGGGACGTGGCATAGCTGGTGTGGTGGAACACGTACCTTGAGTGCGTTTCCTCTTCACCGTCACGTGTGGCAAACTCGTATGTAGGAATCCCGTAATTGTCGTTTGTCCGGTATGACATCCCCGAGGGATGCAGGCCGGTTTCCAATCCGAATATCACAAACGATCCCTCTCCTTTCTTACCCTTCAGCTCGGCAACAATAACGATGTCCGTCATGTCATCCATAGCCTTGACATTAGCCGCAGTGCGGCCATAGGGCTGAAACGAGAAGTAATGTTTGAAACAGTTCGGCAGGTTATCGGCAATTACTGCGTCTGAACCGACGTTGGCCTCCTTCTTGACGGCGGTGATCGGATATGCCAGCGTAGCACCCGCAAGGGCGATAGCTGTGCACAGCGTCTCAGTGGTGCCGTCCATTGTGAAGGTTGCGTCGGCGCGGTTGATGGCCCATGCTTTGACCTCAATTCCCCCGGAGGGTTTGTTGGTGCATGAGTTGGTTACAGCAGCCGCAATTTTTGAAGCGCAGCTCATGGTTACTTTGTTGGGACTACGTTGATGAACAGCGACTTCACCCACATTGTATCCGTCGGCGTAATTGTAAACCTGAGATACGGATATGACAACGGGTTAGCGGTGATATTGCCTATAATGGTAGTATCAGCGCCGTTACCCGCATAGTTGAGTGTGGATATCGTCTTGTAGTACACATTGTCAAGCGAACCGGCAAGCACAACGGTTGAAGTGTTACTGCCGGTGTTGTCAATGAGCTTCAGCCCGTAGCTGTAGTAGTATGGAGCGTCCACGTCGAGCTTCACGACGTAGTTGTAAGCGGCCACCCTCGGAGTGAGGAGGGTATCAGCCTTGTCGACATAATACCCCGCCTTACCAGCCTTCTTGATGGTGGCGTCCTGTGCCTGTACCCCTATCGCAAGGGCAAGGAGTGCGAAAATTACGAGTATCTTTTTCATCTTCTTTTCCTCCTTTCCTTAGTATGCAACAGCGGTCATGTACTCCTCAAGAAGCACGCAGTCAATGTAGAAGGCTGCGTCAAGATACCACTGACGGGTAACCTTGTCGTAGAAGCTCTCAAGAGACTTCATGCTGCCCTCGTCGCTGGTACCGATAGGAATGTTGGTAACAGGGGTGAGGATTGCACGGTGCGGGTAGAGAAGGGTGGTACCCTGGTCGTTGTAGGCTGCGATGTTGCGGTCCCAGTCATTGCGGACAATGATAGGAATGCCCCTGTAGGATGCTTTGGTCGAACCGTCCTCAGCTCTCTGAAGGGCAAAGGCAAGCGACTTGTCCTCAAGGAAGTCATTCCAGTTGTTCCACAGTGAACGGGTCACCTGGAAGGTGAGATCCTGTGATTCATGCGCCCTGGGGTCGATGTTGTTGTACAGGTAACGGAACACGTTCAGCGCCCTGTCGGTAGCGAGAGCCAGCTGTGCGGCCTCGGTTGCTTCGGCGTTCTCAGGGATGGTATAACGTACCAGCGTTGCAGCGAAAATCTGCTGCCACAGGCCGTTTATCATCGTGAAGAAAGACGGGTCAACACCTGCGGTGATGTAACCACCGTCAGCCACGTTGTCAGCGAGTTTGTCACCAAAGGAGGTGATACGGAGAATAGCTTCCAGTGTAGCGTCAATACCACGGTCTGTGATGAATGCCATCATCTCGTTATCAACTTCTTCCCATGTCTTCGCAGCGATGCGTGAGCGCTTCCACATCTTGTAGAGCTGCGACACGTCACCCTGGCAATGGGTCAGACGGTAATCAACGAGTGCAGGATCCCAGTACTTCTGAGTAAGGTTGACCTTCTCAGTGCTGGCGTTAGGGGTACATCCTGAAGACACCTTGCCAACCAGACCCATGCGGCCAAAGAAGGGTATCTGCGTCTTCATCTGAATGCCGGTCATTACGTTGTGTGCCTGTGCAAGGACCGGTTTTGCATAGACCTTCTCAAACACTGCCTCGGAAGCGGTCAGCGCCTCCTGCGGTTGCAGTGTCAGATCAGCGGTGTCAATGAGTGATGCCATTTATTTGCTTGATTTAAAGGGTTTGCGTACTTCTGGGGCGCCTTCGGTGCGGGGCGGTTCGGGTTTCAGACCTTTGATGTCTGAGGTGATCTCAGCCTTGAAAGCCTCAAGTTCTTCCTTCACTGCCTTGAGAGCGTCCTGCGCCTCTGTGAGCTGAGACTTCAGTGTCTCGTTCTCTGTTTTGAGAGCCTTTGCTGCTTCGTCCTCGGCAGGTGCCGGTTCGGGTTCTGCAGGAGGTTTGATCTCTGTAACCTTGCCACCGGCGAACACGTAAATGGTTCCGTCGGGCATGGTGTACTCACCTTCGGCGGGCTTGCCGTCAACGGTGGCGGTAGAGCCTACGGCTATCTGAGAGGCTTCCTGAATGTCCTCCCCGAAGTCAAGGTTCTGGTCGTCGGCTGTTTTCAGTACGAGGTCTTTGATGACCCCCTGCTTCTTGAAAAGAGCCACAATTTTGGAAAGGATACTTTTGTTCCCCTCTTCAATTTTCTTTGTTAATTCATCTGAGTTCATATCTATTTTTAGTAATGCCACAGCTTTGATCTGCTCTACCTTTGAGGTGGCAAATCTTTTCTCAATCGCTTCGTCAGCCGTCAGGAAGGTTTCAGCCTTCATCATCTCGACTATATCATCCCTGCTGTTCCCAGTTGCAGAAGCGTAAAAGTCAATTATCCGGTCCTCCTCTTTCTTCAGCCTCTCAGCGTACTTCTGCATATCGTCAGCGTCGCCCATTGCAAAGCCAAAGGGGTTATGTATCATCAACTGGGTGTTATCGGTCATGCGTCTCTCGCTCCCCGCCAGGAATATGACAGTAGCAATGGAGGCGACAATGCCTTCACCCTGAGTGATGATCTTCTTTCCGGTAGCTCGTAAAACGTCATGGATAGCCCATCCCTCGAATACATCTCCGCCGGGAGAGTTGATGTGTGCAATAATCGTGTCGGCTTCTTTGTTGTCGGTCAACTGCTTATTGATATCCTTCAGGTTTACTGCGCCGTATTTCGGTGCGTCCTCATCCTGATATGAGGTGATTTGCCCGTAGATAAAAATGTGACCTTCCATTCAATTATGCTTTCTTGTGGTAAAGCGTTGTTTTACTTCATGACAAAAATACGCCCCAGTGCTTGCAAATGCCAATACAAATACCTATCTTTGTCCAAGTGTTGGACAAAACGATGAATGACAAGGACGAAGAAACTGATTTACAGGAAGTTTACAAGGGAGTAGCAATCTACGCCGACAACTGCCTGGAGAATATCAAAGATGCCCGCAGAGCATTACGCCACGCCACAACACGCACAGACAGAAAGATTTACCGCAATGTTATCCGGCACAACCGGAACGAACTGCGTGACGCACGCAACAAAATGAAGATACTCAAAGCACGTTCAGGTACGACGTGGTGGCTGTGGTTAACCGCACTGCTCCTGAGTATTGTGCTGATGATTGTCATTCCTGGTGCGCCTCTTTATGTCGTGTTTGCGCCGGTGTGGATAATTGCTTTGATAGGAGTTATCGGAATCTTATTCTATGTAAAGCGATGATTTACACGCCAGAGGAATATGCAAGAACATTTACTTTTGGCGGTATCTTTTTATCCGCCCGCAGCATTAAGCGGCGGTGTAGGATAGGGCAACTTCCTAAAGGTCATTTAGCCCGTAAGATAGGAGGAAAGACAGGAGGGTGGATTATTGAGGTAGAGATGTTCTCGGAGAATATCCGTAGGCAGTACAATATTCAACTCACGCTAAAGAAGGAGCAGTCTAAAGCTCCCCAGCCTTCTTAACCTTCACACTCGTATCTTGCACCACCTGAAACTCTTCCAGCACCAGCACGGTCTGCGGTGCGCTCACATTGGAAACATAAGTAGGAGAGGGGTTGCCGGCCAATCCCGTACCACCACCACCGGCCCCGGCAATATCACTCACGCTGGTTGATGCTCCTCCACTACCACCGCCACCGGCCTTCAGGATGTTACGGATAGCGGCCACACCCGTAACAACAGCCGTAGCAGCGGCGGCGCTCTTGATGATAACGCCTCCCGGTGTCTCGGCAAAGGCTGACATTGCGCCCTTGTAGGTGTTGATGACCGTCTGAACAATGGCCGCAGCCTTACCCGCAGCAGTCTCTTTTCCCAACAGATCAGAGATAGCACCGGCAAACCCGGCAGCAATATTCATCTTTGCCATCTGTTTTTCACGTTCGATGACCTTTTCGATGGCTGCAAACTTCTTTGTGATGAGCGCAACACTGGCTCCCGTCTTTAAAGCAGCCTGAATCTCTGCCTCCTCCTCCCGTTTCAGGGCGTCAAGTTCTACCTGGAACCGGTCATTCATCTCGAACTCCTTCGCTATACGGGCGTTCTCAGCGTCGGTGATAGCTTTCTCAAGCCGGAAGGCGGCCATCTCTTCATCCCACTGCTTCTGCCGGGCGACATCCTCCTGGCGCAGCCTTTCTTTCTCGGCCAGCTTCTGCTTCTCAAGCTCGATCTCGGCAAGCATCTCCGCCTCAGCAGCCTTGTACTGCTCATCGTAATACTTATGGATGATCTCATTCTCCTGCTCAAGCTGCTTCTCTCTCTCGGCCATCTCACGCTTGAGTAACCCCGATATCTGCGAGGTGGTTTCTTTCTTCTGTGACGCAGCCTGTGCCTCGAGGTCGATGTACTCCGCAATGAGTTCATTTACCCGCTTGCGGTCAACATTGGTGGAATTACTCAGTCCGATCTCTTCGAGGGTAATCTGCTTGCCCTCCTTGCGCAACTGGTTTATTCTGTCGAGAACCGCAGCCTCGTCGGTCATGGCAAGCTCGTTGGCTATCCTCGTAAGTTTAACGGCCTGCTGCGCCTTCGCCTCCTCCTCAATCAGCCTGTTAGCCTGTTGTAACAGCCTTGCCCTCTCTCCGTCTGTTTTATTCTGATCCGCTGCGGCCTCCTGTAGCTTCTTGATCTCTGTCCGTCGCAGTGCGGAGGTGGTTATCAAATCAATCTCTTTGTTCTCCAGCTCCTCCAGCCTGTCACGCAGTTCTCCGGCCAGCCTGACATCCCTTTGTATCTCGTCACCCATGCCAGCAAAGGTACCCTTGAGATCCTTTAGCTTCTGCTCTCCTGAGAATACCTTTGCCAATCCGAGGGCGAAGTTCTCAATCCTGTCTTTCAGCACATCGACAACGGCCTTAATCTGGTCAAACTTCTTCTTCAGCCGGTCACCACCTTCCTCTGTGTTCTTGAAAGCCTTGACAAGCCCGACAACCACGCCCACAATAGCGGCAATAGCCAGCACAATAGGATTTGCCATGAACATCTTCGCAGCGTTACCCGCCGTCTGGAAGCCAGTGGCAACGTTTTTCATGGACCCCGGCAGCAGGTCAAGGGCTGATTTGTAGTTACCGATGTTCATCTTCTGCTGAATAGCAGCGTCGGAGTTCTTTTTGATGAACTCGGTGTTGGAGTTTATTTGCGCAATGTACTCCTTCTGTGTCTTACGGCCCGCCTCGGTGGTCAGGTCAAGGGCACGAAGTGATGCCCGGAGCTTCTTATTCTGCTCGTCGAGCTTCTGAATGGTACCCAACTCCTCGTTTTTCAGCGAAGCGGCAGAGGCAAGCACACGCTCGTTGTTCTTGTACTCGGTTTTCAGACCGGCCATTGATACCTTCTGCAATTCAATAGCCTTTGCGTTCTGCTGGTATTGCTCGCTGTCCTGCTTGCCAGCCCTACGGAGAACGTCCTGCGTGGCCTCAAGAAGCTGCATCTCCTCACGGGTAGCCCTTATCTGCTCCTGTATCTCGGCCTGCGCCTTGAGCAGGTCTTTATACTCTATTTCTATTTCAGCGATTCGGATTTTTGGTATGCCTGCCATTGCCTTATAGTGTTACTGCGTAGTTTGCTGATTGTATCGGATAGGTTCCGGCCTTGTATCCTATCCTGAAGGTGAAATCTGTATCAGGAAGTTCTGTGACGGTTAGCCCCGTGAACGAATAGTCGTTTGTGCCGAGCAGCATCACAAAGTCCTCGTACCCGCTTCGGACCATCGTGGCGCCGTTGTAAATTGCCCAGAATACACGACGGGTACCCTGTGAGTAAATCGATGTGGCCGTGAACGTTGGGGCAGGAGAGAAGGGGTCGCCCGTTATCTGCGTACCAATTGCATCGATAGAATCAAGGGTCATCTCTGCCATGTCAGCAGTACCGGCAAGCTCATTGCCAGCAAAGTTGAAGGTTATAATTGCTTCTATCCCAGCGTAGTATTCTGCTGTGACTATCACCGTGTCATCACCGGTGCCGGAGGACTTGTTTAAACTCACTCCCGCACCCGCTGTGACCGTCCATGCTATGTTAGCAGTAACGGTTATCGTTGCCGTCTGCCCCTCGTAGGTGAATACAATAGTCTCGCCGGAGATAGAATACAGGCCCGTTGCCCATTTCACTACCTGACACTTAGCCATCTTACCGCTGTCGGGGTCAAAGCCTGTGATCTTATTGAGATAGAACAGCCCTCCCAGCTCGTTAATGCGTACCAATAGCCACGGGCGGAGCCTCATCAGAGAGTAGGTGTCAAGGTATATCTCAGCATCAAAGGCTATTCCCTTTGCAGCAAGCAGCCGGTAGGTCGTCCACCACGTAGAGAAATCAAAGTATGTCAGCACTTTCAGCAGTACATCAGTTGCCGTATCTGTCCCGTGGGTTATGGTTGTATAATCGGGGTCGCCGCTGTCGTAGAGAAGGATGGCACCCTCACGCCCTTCGGCGGTGTTGAAGAAGTTCTTGGAGTACTGGCCGACGTATAGCTGGCCGGGAAGGGAAATGTCAAAGGTCAGCAGGTTCTTCTCTTCCTCCGGCTTCACCGGAGAGGTAACAGTGAGCTTGCCGATATCCTCTGCCCCTGCGTAGCTGATATGGTTCAGCGAGCCGTGGCCGGGGATGGCAAAGTATTTCCTCTCTACTTTTGCCTTACCGGAGAGATCCACAGCCCCGGTAGTTGTGAGGGCGTTTAAGGGTATCAGTCTTATGTCCGTCCGGTCCTGCCAGATAGCAGCGCAGAAGAGTTGAGCTACAGCCTTCAGAAACTCCCATGACGTTTTACCGCCGAAGTTTTTGAAGTCAGCACGGTCGACAACCTGCCCGTTCAGTAGTCTCTGCCCGGAGGCAAGTTCAATAGTCCATGACGAGGTATTGTCATACAGTACCCAGTTCCAACACGGGGTGTAAAGTTTCTGGAGTTCGGTATACAGGTCTGAATCCGCCAGCGCAACGAACACCCCAGCCTCGTAAACCTGCAAGGTCAGCACTCCTTCAGCTATCATCTGGTCAAGAATAGCCGCAGCCGACAGCCATACCTCATGCGTATGCCCGTTGGCACCGGAATAAATGGTCCAGATTGACGATGCAATAGACCCTTCAAGTGTCCGGGGAAGGATGAATCCGGGGTTTATCCCTGCGTCGATACCTGCCCGGAGGCTTTCAATAGCATCGGCATAATCGGTGTAGGTAAAAGTTTCAGCGCAATCGGCAATGATCTCCTCGAGGGTGTAGCTCTCGATGTCCTCAATGAAGCGGTTACGGCCCGTGACCGTCCCCTGATACCCGTCCTTACCGGCATTGAGTACCTTGAAAGTTCCTTCCCGTATGAACCGGAGCGCACCTATCCACAGGTCCACGTCCTGAATAGCCCTCACAGCAGCGGGGTTGCCACCGATAACGTCACCATAGCCCATGATTTTCTTGTTCGCCGGGGTGTACGGTAGGGTGAGAGTAGAGGTGAAAGGGCTGTAACGCTTACCCGGTTCGGCAAGGTTAAGATACTCCCAGTTGATTGCTATTGGCGCCTGCGGAAGGTCAGCCGGTGAGCCTGATATCATTATCCTCTTCATCTCAGAACCTCACGTTAAAGGGTTCGGGAAGGACAAGCTCTACGGTGAAGTTTTCACGTGAGCGGTTGCTGCGGTAGCTGGCTGATCCTGCAACCTCACACTCTACCCATGTGCCTGCCGTGTCGGCGGCTCCGTCGGTGCCAACAAAGAGGTACACATGACGGGAGGAGTAGAGGGCAGCGAGCAGCGGCCAATAGGTGCTGTCAGCCTTCGTCGAGATAGTTATACGACGGGATTCTTCGTAACCGGTGATCTCTTTCAGGGAGTTGACGTTCACAAGGGTAGTGAGATTCTTGTCAAGCTCCACGCCTTTTTTGCCGCTTACGTTAGTCACCTTATTCCCGGTGAATGGAAAGGACACATAACCGAGGGCAGGGTGCTGCCAGCAGACCGGCACGACGGAGGCGCAGTCAGGGTCGTAGTCAATGATAATGCTCTTACTGCCTGCCGGGGTAGTAATTGTGATAAGATTCTTTCCTTTGTCAAGGTAGATGGATGTCTTTGCGAATTTATACTGATAGTAGCCTGCCGTAATAGTACCCGAATAAATAGTTGTCGCACCCGTGCCCGTCAGTCCCCCGTCAACCGTTGTGCTGTCGTCTGCCGTCACGGTGGTACTGTCTGCCGTGTAGCTACCGGAGCCACCCGCATCACCCTTGGCGATTGTTACTGCTCCGCTCGCCCAGAAGAAAATAGCGTTGTACGTGTTCTTGCTCCACCTTAAATTCTGAAGTATAGAGTTATTATATACCCGATTAAGATTAAACCCGTATTCGGTTGGCAGGGCGTCGGCAAGGTAAAGCCAAAAATGGTCTATGCTTAGGGTCTGCTCATCAGATGTGCCTCTCTCGAAATATATGTCAACATAAACCCTGCGGAAATATTCATCAAACGCCTGCAGGAGATTGCCATTAATGAACTCAAGGTCATCAGGCTTCAGCACCCCGTCAAAATTAGCAAGGACGTGCTTCATTACATCCGAGAGGTCAACAGAAAAGTAATGCACGTCGCTGGCCGTCCTTAGATACACAGCTTCAATGGTCACATCCTCTGACGTTCCATTAATGACTATCTCTGCCGTGGGAGAGGTTACCGCTGCCGCACCTGACACGGAGAAGTAAAGAACGGGGCGCATGAACGGGGAGAGCAGATCGCCGTCGTTCTCCATTTCGTTTTGTACTGCTATTGCCATATCTTTATTTTCTGAAAAGTCTCTCGACGTCTGTTGTTATTATCCTGATAAAGTTGTCATTCATCTGTGCCACCAGTCCGTCAAACCACTCGTTTGTCACCACATCCTCCACCACGTCGCCGGGGTTGAACCGGTTCGGTACCGTTATCCCTTCACGGACTATCTTCCACGCAGCAGCATAGGGGTTGACCGAGATACCTTTGTCCTTCACCCACTGCTCAAGAATGTGCCCCAGTGACCGTGCCTGTTTCGCTGTCTGCTTCTTGTTTGGTTTACGCCCCTCCTCCATGAACCACACATGACCCTCACTCTCCATGACAGCCTTGATGCTGTGGCCGGTGTCCTCCACGGTGTATGACAGACCCTTCTCGTACTTACCCGATGCCTTCAGACCCTTCTCAAGGTAGGAGGCAACCAGGTCTTTCTTGGTCTGCTCCATGTAAGCGGTCACTATTTCGAGGGCGTTAGTCATGCTACTTTCAGATACTTATGACATTGCGTTGCAACCCATCCGGTCAGATAGGCAATAAGCTCCTCATCTTTCTCAATGCCGTGTTCCTCGACGATACGGTGAGCAATGTGTACTGATTCGTGGGCGATAGTCTCATTGTCGCAGTCGTCGAAGATTATGACAAATGCCTGCCGGCCACTGCGGTCATAGCAGACGCTGGTATATGCACCGAAAGGCTCCTCGGGGTCATACTCAAGATTGACCATACCGAATGCCTCCTCAAGCGGAATCCCTTGCATCAGGATCAGCGTCCCGTGGAAGATCGGTATGTCAATCTTCTTAATCATACCGTCACCGCTGTTATCGTATTACTATTGCCGGAGGTGCCCGTGTCATTGTACGCCCTCACCCGGTAGTAGTAGGTTGTACCGCCAGTCAGCCCCGTAACAAGGCTGTATTCTTTGTTGCCGCAGTCCCGGTTGGTCACCACCAAAGAGGTGAACGCCGTGTCGGTAGCCACGTCAAGGTAGTACCCTTCAGCCGTCAGCTTCTGCCAGTTCGCAATAAACTGAGTAGCGGCAATGGATGAAGCGGCAAGGGCAAGGGGTGTAACGGGTGCGCTGTTCTCCTGAGAGGGGTCGTAAGTGAACGACAAGTCACAGCCTATGACGTCGGTGTTCTCGTCAAAGCGGTTCAGCTCCCGGAAGATCTCACCGCTCAGCACCTCTATCTCTGACCCGCACAGCGACTGAAGGATCACCTCCATGAGGCTTCTAAGGTACTTCAGCCTGCGGTCATACTTCTGCTTCTCTGTTTCGTCAAGGCTGCTGTATGTTCCTGCGGGGTCGAACTTCCTCCCCACCCACAGGATTGTTGACACAGTGTAAGAAGCCATCGCCCCGTTGTCAAACGTGCCACGCTCCCTGAAGGGGAACATACCCATGAAACACCCGCCGTCGGTGATATCCTTCTGTGTCAGCTCCCAGTTCTGAAAGGGCTTTGCCCCGTAAATGAACGTCAGCGACTGCGCTGTGGCAATGTCCTCGAATACCTGTACCGGATCAAACATTTCTATTCTGTTTTATGAGTGCCTTGTTGTATTCAATATCAGTCTTTTGCAGTAGCAGGGTGGCAAAGATTTCCGAATACGGCATCCTTCCTATTGCGTCGTACTTCAAAGGGTCGCCGCCTGCCAGCCGGTAGAGCGTTGCGAACCACGAGAACTGAGCATAGCGGTCTATCCATGCGTTCATCTCTGCCGTGTCAGGCTCGTAGGATAGCTGCTGCTCACGTTCATTCACGTACTTGATTGTCCCCACAAGGAAGTTGTAGAACTTCAGCACCTCGTGCCACTTGAGTTCAAGCACCTCCTCCCTGCTCTTCAATGATGCAATCACCACGGCCTCGGTCAAATCATCCCATGACACGTAATCGCTGCCAATGAGATCCTGCACCTGCTTCACCCTTGCCCACTCCCACTGCATAGGATCCTTATCGGTGAGGTTGCGGGGCTTTGCATGAAGTCCATAAGCCTTGTAAAGCTCTCTCTCTTCGTGTGGCAGCTCAAGAAACTGCCGGTAGGTGTAGTCGTATAGTTCAAAATCGTTCATCCTATGGCACGTGAAACAGGTTGCTTATCTCCAATCTCGAAATACATACGCATGATAAACACGTCGAGCCAGTCCGGGCTGCGGCCTATCGCTTCCTTAATCTTCTCCTTCGGGAGGATGCGCAGCTTGCCGTCTTTGTCGGCATCATACGTCTTGAGCATCCCCAGCTCAGTTGTTATCATCTCTCTCTCGCTGTCCGGCAGATCACAGGCAATGTAGATGCCCCGTATCATCTCTGCCAGCTTATACCCGCACTCTGCCTTGAGATTCTGATACACGGGGTTGATAGCCTTTGACCCGTTAAGGAATCCCTTGCACCGGAGAGCATCAACCACACCGCCACCAACACCGTCCTCGTCAACCAGGATGTCAGAGATGTTTATTTTATCCTGCGCTCTCCATGCGTTTATGATGTTCTTTATGTCCTCCATAGATGAGATATTCAGGGCGGCGTACTTCACGAGGCGCATCCCTTCCCACTGGGTAATGATGGCACGGTCAGACCCGTAGCGGGCAATGTCAGCAATGATCCTCTTTGTGCCCTTTGCGGCAAAGTCATTTGAGAACAGGTCGTTTATCCTCTCGAAGTCAATCAGGGCTGTGGGGTCATCCTCATACTCCCAGTTGCCATCCATGAGCCTTGCCCGTGTTGACTTGTCTTTGATGTCCTTGAGCTGCGCCCCGTACACCGTTGCCGTGTGAGGGTTGTCGGAATACAATGCCTGAACAAAGAGGGTATCTTCCGGCAGGGTGCCGTTCTTTGACGGCAGGTAAAATGTCGAATACGTCCAGTTCTTTTTTGGGTTGCCGGTGATGGCAAGGGTGGCGGGTATATTCATCTCCTCATTGAGGTGCCTGCCGATCCTGGACTTCAACACGTCATAGGCAAGGGCATGGATCTCGCCCGCCTCTTCTATTGCTCCGTCGGTGTATTCAAGTGAGCCAAACCGTTCATAAAGCGGGTCGGAGGGGAGAAACTTCAGGTCGAGCAGGTCAATGCGACTGCCGTTGGTGAACTCGATGTAGTTGTACTGTCCGTTCAGGTGCCACAGATCTCTCGGTATGTTATGATGCTTGCAGACCTTGCACCACGTTATGTACGTTGATGACATGAGCCGCTTCAACTCCTCACGTCCGATGAAAGACTTGTAACCAGGATAACGCAGGCAGTTTATCAGCCGGGTTTCACACAGCCACCACGACTTACCCGATCCGGCACCGCCACCAAAGTACACCTTGTTGTACCTCCGCAGACCCTCCCATGCGAGATGCTGCTTGTAGGTGGGGGTGAGGCGTATCTTCATTTTGGCACGATGTATTCAATGTCAATAACTCCGGTAGTGGAATGATCCACGTCAATTCTTTCGCCGTATTTCTTTGGCTGCAACTTTGCAAGCAACCACTTCCGGCTGTCAACTCTCAGCCTGTCCCGCTGAACAACGGCATTATCAACCACCTCCCGGCCGTCCTTCAGTGTTATCATATCTCCTCCCACGTTGTCAGCTATCTCCATTATCTCGTCAGCGATAACATCAGCCCTCATTTCACACGCACGGGCGTATCGCTTTACTTTTTCTTCGTCTATATTCAGGAGCTTATCAAATGTTCGAGACGACATCCGCAAATTGCCGTTTTCATCCTTTAAGGCCTTGCGCCACGAATACCCTTTTTCCGCTATATCAAAAAGAATCTCATCAAACATTTTATTGATCCTATCTTTTCGTGCGGTCATAATTGTGGACTTCCTTATCCTTTATTATTTATTCGGACTTCATTGTCCTTTATTGTTTTTATCTCGGATAAAGAAACCTCTTTATCTTCTATTCTTTTACACAGTTTATATCCCTGCATTCCCTTTGGGCTTAAATGTTTTTCAACATCTCTGACAACAGCAACGGCCGTTCCCTGTGACGGATGAATGAGACTTTCGAGGTCATGCAGGTCGTGGGTATAAACTGTAAATTCACCACACTTTCGCCATTCATATTGCTGATTGTCACTCTGTTTTTGAGTGTCCCGGCATTTCGCTGGGCTGGAAGAACTGTGTCAAAACTCCCTATGTCCATAGAAAAAAGAAAGCGTTGCTTTTTGCAAATATAGCACCGCTTTCCCGATTTTCCAAAAAAAAGATTTAACGAGTGTTACTTCTTATAAAAAAGAGTAGTAATTATACACTACAAAGAGCAGTAATAATATTACTTACAGATGCCCGAGCTCACGTATTCACTCTTTTCATATTTCGTGCAGCGGTCAACCCTTGTGTAAGTTACTGCAACGTATTTCCCGGTGTAGCAGTAGTACGTGTAGGTTATTGACCTGTATCCGTCGGTGCTGTCGTAGTATGACACATCATCCGGTGTGCCATACGGTGCTTTTGGATCAGGTTCATCGCAGGTGATTGGGCTTTCACACGAAAGGCAGAAAGCAAGCAAGAGAAGCGGAAGAATCTTTTTCATGTTTTTTCTTTTAAAGTTAATATTTATTCCGGTATATTCTCCGGCACCACGAATCTCATCAACTCAAAGGAGTGAATGTTTTTGTACTTGAAGTAATACGGCTGATCGTGGTTATCAACAAACCAAATCCCCGACTTATCCGCTTCGGTTATCCTGCCATGGATACCCTTGACGTACTGGCTTCCGTTGCCGACAATGAAGGCAAACTTGCCTATGTGTTCCCGTGCCGTTGCCGCTGTTAGGATCGGTTCGGTCATAGTTCTGCCGGAAATGTTATTGAAGTCCCCGGCTCTGCGAAAGTGTGTACCCTCTGGCCGGGGTTCCCGAAGGCATAACCGGGAGTTGTCCATGTCAGCAATATCTTATTGAAGTACTGGTTGTCGGCTGTTACCTCCGGCGGTATGCCTGCCCCTTCCCAATCAAACGACGCATCAAACCACATCTCCTGATAAGCAAGGATGCGGTCTGCCATGTTGTACAGCGTGTTTATCTTTTCGTAGTTGTCGGTTATGAGGGTGCTGTCCTGTAGGATTATCTGCGGCGGTACGGTGTCGAGCAGGTGAATAGTGAACATCAGGTCGGTGTGATTGCCGAACTTATCAATGGCACGTATCATTGCTGACGTGGCCGGAGCTGTTAACCAGGTGCCACGGATAGGGGACTGCCACACGGTATCGATACCACAATTATCTGTGAAGGTGAACTTCGGCAGGTAATCCGGCATAGCAGCCCCACAGGATTGGTCAACATAGAGATACTGAGCCGGTATCGATTGGCTCATTACGCAGGTGCAGCTCGTCATTGCGACGGCAAAGAGAAAGAATAATAGCTTTTTCATTTTTCGTTTTGGTTAGTTATTTCTGATTCAAGTTTATTTAACTGAGCGTCAAAGTACTCAGAAATGATTGCAGTGGCCTGTGAGGGAATTTTGCTCAACGATGTGTCCGAAGCGGCCCATTCAAGCGTTTTGCCTCCGACAAGAATAAACACAGCCTCCTTTCTACTTGGGGTGAGAGTCGCTAATAGCACAGCCAATGCCGAAAACGGAATAATCCACCGATACTGCCTCCTGATAGCATTACGAGTCTTTTTCTTTTCCCGTCGTTTTTCTTCGTCCGTGAAAACGTCAAAATCCCCGTCTATGGCCATGCCTATAAACGTGAGTAAGATGAAGGCGAAGCCCAAAATCCCAATAGTCATAAATAGTGCTTGAAATGCGTCAAGCCTTGTCAGTAAGTAAAGTCCGAAATACGAGTTCATGTCTTTTAATTCTTAGTGTTTTGTTTTATGTGTTCTTTTTCAATAACAAGTGTTACCACCAGCCCGCAGAACGAGATGATGAAAGTGAGAAACCCGGCAAGGGCGAATCCCGTCAGGCATAGCATCCATCCGAATAGCATCAGCAGCCCTCCGCAGATAGCAGCGGCCAATAAGATGCTGTAAGTGATATTGTAGAGTTTGTGGTTCATGGCTTCAGTAATTCAGAGTTCTCATAGATGTTGCCGATGACCTCAATATGTGACACATACGAATCATCAAACTCTTGTGGATAGTCTTCAAAATCATATTTTATCATGAAGGCCGGGGCTTCGTAAATAACCACACCCATGCATCCGTTATCATTTATTTTATCTCCCTCGTATATCTCCTTGCCGTTCTTGTCCTTAAGGCCGGTGGACTGACGGACGCCGGTAATATGCTCTGAATCGGGGGAAAAGTTTTCACCTATAAACCGCTCAATCCCCCATGATCCGTCTTCGTAAAAGGACATCTCGGCTACCTGATACATCTTTCCACGGTAGAACGCCTGATATTTAATTTCTCTTTTCATCTCTTTACCCTTATCAGAAAGTAATCCCTGTACGTGTCAATGGTAATGCTGGCAAGCAGCTCCCCGGTAGCGGGGTCAATCTCTTCAAGCTTGCGGCGGGGAACCTTTATCCCTTTCTCCATGTTGTAAGTCTCTCTCACCCGTTCGGCGATTTCATCCCTTTTCTTGCGTTCTGCGACAAACTTCGCCGCGGCGGGTGTCAGAGTAGTCTCGGCGGTCACTTCGTCCGTCTGCGGGGCAGGAATGAAGTCTGCGGGCGGTTTTGGCTTGTAGGCTCTCAGGGGCAAGCCGCTTATCATCCAGTTGCGGATCTTTGTCCATCCCGGCTGTGTCACCTTTTCCTGGTGCCGCTTCAGGTTACTCATGTCAACAGGAGAGATACCCAGGATCTCGGCCACCTCTTTGTTCATCAGCCCCTCCCGTTTCATTGCGGCAAACAGGTCATCACCTATGCGATCCTGCGTCAGTTCATTGATTTCTTTTGTCATTGTGTATCAGTTTTTAAGTTATGCTGAAATCTTTTCCCAGTAATAGCGGCCCCGGTGTGTTAAGGCTCCTCTGTCAATAGCCCGCTGAAGGGTGTCGTACAGATAGCCCGTAGCCAGTGCCGCATCTTTGATTGAAGGATAGGTTTGAAGCTCATTGCCTTCTCGGTCAAGCTGACGGACAGCCTTCAGATTGCGTGTGCCTAATTCCCTGCCCTTCTCCTCTGCCCCCGCTTGCCACAACAAAGGGAACAGCGCCTCGAGCTGCTGAAGCTGGCTGTCGGTGTAACTGCCACTCCGCACTTCTTTCATTGCGGCTTCGACTGCTCTGTCACGGGTCATTCCCATCCTCCTTCCGAGTTGTTCGGTTTACTCATGCGGTTACGAAACCACTCACAGGCAGTTTTAAATCCGATACGTTTATCGAGTTGCATGTGATTAAAGGCATCATCAATTTTGCTTAGTCCATCGTTTTTATAAACTGTTGGATAAACGTGTTCTGCTTCCGCAATGCACTCTTCCTCGCTCGGCATCTTAGCCTTGAACTCGGAAAGATCAACACCGGTAGTTGTGCTTGTTATTGTGGGTGATGGACAATTACATTCAGACACAAATGGACTATGTACTTTCCCACATCTCGGACATACCCATCCTTTTAATTCTGCTTTCATTTGCTTATGTTTTGTTTCCAGTATTCAAAAAGTAAGTCTAATCCTACAAAGTGTACGTTTAGGTCTGTTCTAAAATAAGTGTTACCGTATGGGTAATATTCAGTATTTAGCGATATCCACTCCACAAACTCCCTATCAAAGAACTGACGCTTATTAAAATTGAGATGAGCAAAGTCCTTATGATATTTTATTGCTGCCTCGTCTCTAACATAGGCGGCTTCTTCAGGAGTGTCATATGTACCTAACCTAATCCTCTTTTTATCCACATTAATAGTTGCAAAATACCTTCCATTTCTATGTTTATATACTCCCTTAAATCCAGTCTTTGAGGCATTAAATCTATTCATCTGATTTTGCCCTCTCGTACATATACGCAAGTTATTTCTCTGATTGTTTAAGCCATTATGATCTATATGGTCAACAAGTTCATTGGGATAGGGATTTAATATAATTCTATGCATAGTCATTGATCTCCACTCCCCTGATGACAATTGGGCATTGCAGATAGCATAAATATACTGCTTATCCCCACGTTTTTTAACTTTAGCAAACCATTTACGTTGATTAAGAAGCTCAAAATCTTCATCATCGACTAAAGCAACAAATCCCTTTGTTAAATTAATTGTTTTCATTTTACCCGTATTAATTATCCCGTTCAAAAGAATCGGAAGGGAGAACGGGTTTCCCTTATCAGCCGGACATGACCCCGACCTATCCGATTCCAAAGATAAACAATATTTTTGAATTAGCACCATTCTCCCTTTGTTATTTTCAGGTCTTTCATCTTATATTATCTAATTTAATTTGCATCTTCCGAAGAAGTTCAGATGGTGTTATGAAATAATATCTGAGTGTAAATAAAACTTTCTTCCCATCAAGGGAAAAGGCGTGAGCCTTAATCCCTTTACCTTCTCTGCTTTTAATCAGAATACAATGACCCTTGTATTCATATTCGGATGTGTTCCAAACACCATCTATGTGCTTCTGCGTTGTTATTTTCAGATCTTTCATCTTCTGCTCTCAAAGGTTATAAGCACACACTCAATGGGTTCACCGGAAGTGATTGCTGTGTCAACATCAATACTCTTTATCTCTGGCATCCCTACCTCGCCGTCACCGTCGCCATCATAATCAAGATCGCATAGCACAACCGGCATTTCTTCCGGTAATTCTTTCAGCTTTTCAATAAGTTCTTTTACTTTCATCGCTTTGGTTATTGGCTATTATTCAGAAATCTATCCACATCATTTTCGCTTGTTGTGCCAAAAACATAGTCACGCAAACATGGGTTTATTATGGAGTTGTCGTACCTTAACAGTAATGAGCGGAGGTCGGCACGGAGTTCCTCAGTACAGTCCTCCATCTTCCAGCCTTCTTCGGCATAAGGCCAGCCCCACTTCTCGACTAACTGTTCCACCGTCATCTCCGGCTTGACCACCTCCTTGACCACCTCCTTGACCACTGGCTTCTCTTTTTTTGTTTCGTTGCTCATAGCTTTATCTTTTGATGTTTGTACTCATACTCCACTTGGGAATCTGCCCCCCTTCCCGATTGGTTGCTTTTCTAAATTCAGGATCGTCAAACAACATAACCAGCACATCCATCAACACGGCCAATGTTTCAAAGCTGTACGATACCTGCGATTCAAGAATGTGCCTTGTCTTTTTGTCAAGCAGTCGCTTAGTGTAGATGACTGCTGCATGGCCTTCGTCTGTCTTAAAAATTAAAACCTCTATCCGGCGATTCTCACGCCTGACTGCTGCAAACTTTATTGGAGTTTTGTCTGCCATAGCTACACGTTTAAGAGTTTCATCACAAGGGCAAACAACCCCAGGTATCCGGCAATAGTGCCGCCAATAAACAGGCAAGCGTAGAATGCGCCCAGCCAAAGTCTCTTTCTCGGAAACGCCTCTCGCTGCTTCTCGCTGTAGAGCGTTCTGATTTCGGTTTCAGTTAAGGTGGTCATAGTGTTATGCTGATTTTGTTGTACTTATCTTTCAATTCCCTCACGCTGTCAACGGCTTTAATCCCGTCGTAAACAACCGAGTGGGACCTGTTTACCGTGCGGCCTATCATTGAAATATTAAAAGGTTTCAGATCATTTGCCAGCTTGAAGAATATCATCCTTGCCTCGGCAAACTCCCGCTTGTGGCTCTTTGATTTTGCAGCCTCAACCGGAACATTCATCTCGCCGCAAACCTTTTCAAGCATGGTTTCATACACGCCTTCGTAGGCATAGGCAATGAGGGTTTTATATTTCGGGGCAAGGATCATTTCGTGTTATGAGTTTCTTCTAAAGTCCTTGCCCTTCATTACAATGAAGTTGAACATGGCATACATCCGGCTCACGATCCTGTCGCCGTATTTACCAGTCAGGCTTTCAATTTTAAAGTTCGTCGTGCCAAGTGTCATCAGCCTCCTGGTATATCTCTCGGCAAGAATATAGCCCACCACGTCACAGTCATTGCCGTAATGTTTCACCTGATTACTCTCTGCACCAATGTCGTCAAGGCAGATAGCGTAACGGTGTTTATACATTTCAATGCCGTCATAACCGTCATCCATAAAGGCGCTGACAAGCAGGCTGACGTCAATAATGTTATAATTCATCCTGACGGGCCGGTTATTGAGGATGTAAGCGATGTTGTCAATGGTTTGGTAAACCCTCATTACCTGCATGGCAACCGTTTTTCCGGTTCCAGTGGGACCCATAAGTAAAATACCCTTATTGATATCTCCGCTAAATTCAGTGTCTCCGTGAAACCACCGGATAAGTTCAATATAGACCGGGTAAACCTCTGGTGTCATCTGAAATGACGGGTCCATGCCTCTCCCTATCCTTGCCACCACATCCAAGGCGATATCCATTTTGTAAGGAGCATAGGCAACTCGCCGGTTACCATTGGTTGTTAGGGTGCAAAGTTGTTTCTCGATAATTTTGTTTACCTGTTCCATCTGGTTTTATAATTTCATTGTTCCACGACTTATTATTTAGATAAGTTTCAGGATCGCGCCGGAATTTTTTGTCAGGTGTTGCCTTTATATAATCAGGAAGCTTCTGAATACAATCTATACGCTCCTTATCTGTCAGCCTCTCCCATTTTGGCTCACATTTTACCCTGTCAACTTTCTTGTCGTACATATCCCAAAAAGCACTAAAGGGTATATTTAAACTTTCGGGACTACCTCCCGCGCCCCCCTCTTTATCCTTGTCTTTATCCTTGTCTTTATCCTTAGCTCCCTGCAAGGAGCTTATAAGCCCCTTATTGATATTATATTTGTTTAATTCTAAAAGCACGGAATTATGTACTCTATTGCGGCCATCCAAAACTCCATATTGAAACTCTATAAAAGGAATTATAAACCATTTTTTGCCGTCATCAATTTCAATTATTCTTTTTTCATCGGAGTTAAAATACCTTAGCGCATCAGCCTTATTAACTGGCATATCTTTGCCGATATATAATTGCGCTATCTCAAAATCCACAATCCAAATTCCAGCGTGGTCGCAATCATGGTAGAGATAATCCCAAAGGAGTTTATAAGCCCCTTGCAAGCCCCTTATAAAGGGCTTTTTATATTTATTCGTATCAGTGAACCTCTTCGCCATTTGAGTTTGTGTTTAAAATATTTCTGATTACATCTGCCTCGCCTCTTGTGGGAGCGAAATAGCTGCCTCTTTTAACTATAATGACGGGCTGGTTGTCGCCGTATCTATAACATGACAATGCGCTGCCTCCATCTCTGATACAACACACCCTTAATGCAGCCAGATCGACATTCTCTGCTGCCTTTTTAACTGTTTCTATAATGGAATGGCAGGTTTCGCAAACTGTTACTAATTGTGTATTATCGTATTCCCACGGCTCCCTGCCGTTTATGTATTCCTTATGATGAACATGTAGCACTTGCCGGCTATCGCCGCACAACTGACAGGTCCACTTATCCCTCTGCATTATTTCCAGTCGCTTCTTTTGCCATCTAGGATCTTTCAGCTTTTCTGCATAACTTAGTTTTGCCATTAGCTTATAAGATTAAAGCCCTTTCAATGCGAAGGCTAACCCGTGACGCACGGCATCGCATTTACTCAGGCTTATATTTTCTTGGACTTGCGTCATTAAGGATGTTGTTAGCTGTACAAATGTAAAACATCATTTTCAATTATGCAAGCGTTGTAGTATTTAATTTTGCTCTGCCTGCTCAATTTCTTTTCTCTGCTGAATCTTCAGCCGGTACTTTTCGAGTATGTCCTGCGCTTTCTTACTGCCAGGATCTTCTGCTATCGTGTCAAGCTCAATGAGCAGCATGATGTTCTTGACGCTTTGGTGTATGCACTCCCGGCGCATCTTCCGCAGCTTAGCGGATTGTTCGAGTAATCTGTATGCAGCCTTCATCCGAATACTTTAAATTTTCTGATAATGATCTTCCGTAGCACAGTCGAGTAGCTGGTGAAAAAGTAAAGCATCGTTTTCCAGTTCAGCGTTCCACGGGCAAAAAAGAACCGTGCCATTTTCGTCTCACCCATGACATAGTGATACCTCGCTCGTGAGGCAAACCACTTCTTCATTGTGCGGGTGTCACCGTCAACCTGCAATAGTCCCATGTAAAAGTCACGGGCCCGGTAGGAGGGATCGAGACTGAGGTTCTTGCCGTTGACCCAGCGTCTGACACATGGTGCAACCTCCCGGCAGTCCCTTGTAGCCGTCACCTTCAGCAGCCAGTCGTAGTCAAGCTGTCCGAACTGCTCCTCAAACAGCGGTATGTTCTCATTGAGCAAAATGATGCTGCTCATGTACGGCCAGTTACGGGCCTTACTCCTTGCAAGTAATACCTGGTGAATAGACAAGTTCTGCTCCATTGTATATTTCTTTAAGTTGTGTTTCAAGTTTGTTCGGCAACCACTCATCGTCGTGGTCGAGGAAGGCAATCACGTCTCCGGTAGCTACCTTGATGCCCCAGTTGCGTCCGTAGTTGGGACCGCCTCTTCCAGCTACCAGGTATAACTCCGCTGAGTATTTTTTTGCCATAGCGAATAGAAAGTGGTGGTTTTTTGAATGGTCGTCGCACAGCAATATCTCTATCTCGCAGTCGGCTGTCTGATTACGGACAGATTGCAGCGCCCTCTCAAGGGTTCTCTCGCTGTTGTGTGTTGGGATGATTACTGATACTTTCATTTCTTCATTTTTTCTTTAACCATTTCCGCAGCGTCGATTTTTGCCAGCTTACCCACTGCGATAAAGTAAGCCTTCGTGTCATGCCTTTTGATGGCTCTCTTTCTCTGCCATAAAAGGAGACGGTAAATTACTTTTAGCAGCCACCATACTTTTAGCTTCTTCATCTCTCTAAAGTTTTTGCTCCCCGGCGGGTTCCGATGTTACCGCCTGCCACTTGTCTGTCCGGGAAAATTTGCGCATTCTATTTGCTCACATCGGGAGTTGTACCTTGCGGAAATCTCTTGAATTTAATGACGGGAATTTGCTTCAATGCAGCCTGAACGCCCGCTTCGTCGTAGAGGATACGAGAGCCTACTCGCCTGCCGGTTATGATGCCGGAACGAGTATATTCTCCCAGCGTAGGCAGTGAAATGTTTAAGAGCTTACATACCTCTTTTCTTGTGAGATACTTTGGTGATGCTTGCATTTCTTTTAACAAAGACGTTAGCTCTTCACGCACAACGCTTCTTATAATATCCTGAATGAATGGAGTAGGATCATCAAGGGATATTTTTGCTTTGATTGTTATTTTTTCCATTATTGCAGTTTTATTGTTTCTTTCTTCAAAGGTCGCAGCCTCCTCTCCGGCAGGCCACATTTTAAACACATCCTATAACCCTCCTTTAAGATGTAGTTGTCACCCCTTCTTACCTTGTCATCACAGACAAAGCACCGGAAGGGGAAGGGGGCGGAGAGGATAAGGTCAGAACTCATCTCAGGAAGCCGTCAATAAGTTCTTTTGCCTCATCAAAGCCAACGGAAAAGAATGCCTTGGTATGGTCGCATTGGCTAAGCTCCTTTATCCATTCCATCTGCTCGGCAATATGTTCAGTGGCAGGTGTAAAATCACGTTTAAGTAGCCGTGTTCCGTCTGCCTTTAATTCCAAAAACATCACCTTACCATAAGGGTGCAGTATCATTAGGTCAGGGAAGCCCTTGCTGTGTTGTATGGCCTTCATCATCCCCGCCTGTGCCTTGCTTAGATTGTTCCCGGCATAGTCAAAGTGATACCACACCTTCGGGTATCTTGCCCGGAGGTAAGCGGCCACCCGCCGGTAAAGTTGGTACTCTTTATTTTGGTTCATGGCAGCTTCGTTTTATAGAACTCAATGAGCTGTTCCATCTTTGCCGTGTAGTAGTCATTGAAAGCCTTGTAGCCTTCTTTATCTACCTCGTACAGCCGATAGAATACCGCCCGGAGGCGCTGCGACGGAGGCTTCCCGGTGTTGGTAAACTCTACCTTCAGCTTGTCAATTTCCTCCAGCTCTGCCGTAGCGAAGGGATCGGGACTGAAAACTACAAATCCCGCCTTCTGGAAGCTCCACTGCACATCTGCCATCTGCTGCGGCGACAGCTCCCCGGTGGTGAAGGTTACCTTGAGCCCCCGGTCCGACATGGACCGGAAGCTGTCAAGGATTGCTGGTATCTGAAACGCCTTCATTTCAGCGTTACGGCTACGGTTGTCTGACTTGTCTTTGCCGGTGGGTAGATATGCTCCCCGGTTTCCGGTGACACGGTTCCGCTGGCGGGCACTGCCTGGAGGAACTTCTCACGGGCTTTTTTCGCCTCGGCAATTTCTTTAGATTTTGCGTCAAGGATAGCCCATTCGCTGTCACCCGTAGCGGCGTAGTCGTACTTAACACCACCCTCACGGATGCTTATCTTACAGCCGCCGTACTCGAAGGACTTGCCGTACTTCTCTGCCTCGGCAATGACGGCGGCCTTCACGTCAGCGTCGCCACGGAGCTGCTTGACAAGCTCCTCCATAGCCTTCAGTCGTATCTCAATGTCAAGAGGGTTGTGATCCCCTGAGAGGATCATCCGCTTGGCTTCGTACACCAGGTTGCCTATGCTTACATAGTCAACCGGCAGGTCGTTAATGATTGTGATTGTTTCCATGTTATTCAAGGTTTTTAAGTTTCCAAAACTCTTTAGGTTCAACAGGCTTGCCGTCCCTGTATGCTTCGAGTACAAACTGCATAGCGTCAAGACACAACGTCTTTACCTCCCAGAAGTCGTACTTCCTTGCGTAGTCGGTTCCGGGCTTGAGCAGCGCATCACACAGTGCTTGCAGATTTTCTTTTGTCGCTTCCATATCAGAAGAGAGGATCACGTGTTTCAATCTTATCCCACGGCAAGTCACTTACCGCCTCTACCGGTTCCGGGTTGGCAGCGTTCATCTGCTGGTACTCCTCTGAGGACTTGATCTTCTCCTTCAGATACTCGCTCAGTCCTTCAAACACTTCCGGCTTCCAGTCGTCATAAGAGAGGACAGTGGACGGGTTGATAGGGTTAGGGCAGCCAAGGCCTTTAGGTATGGAAGAGATGCTGCTTATCTCCACGTATGTTTTAGTCGGGTCAACCCATCCGGGCTTGTGGATGATGTTGAGCATACAGGGTACACCCAGCAGCTTCGTAATGTCAAACTTCGCAGCCTCAAGCTCAGTGAAGCCCTTGCCCCTCCAGCTCTCCAGGTCCTTGCGGAGTGTTGCCTTTTCGTGCATGGAAAGGGTGTAAGTTTTGCTTACGCTGTACGGTTCCTGCCCTTTCTCCTCATTGAATACCTCCAGTTCTGTCGGCAACTCCCATGTGAGCTGTACCTTCTTCTGACGTTTAGTCTCTCCGTTGTAATTCTCGGTGACGGTTCCTATTTCAACCATCCTGTAGCACCTGGCTACATAGTTTCCCGGTTCAACTTTCTTAAAGTTCCCTTCCGGTTTTGTTGCATTGATACTCATTGTTCAGTTTTTATTTAATGGTTAATACTCCTTTTCCTCCGCAGACGGGGCAGCTCCTCCAGTCAACCTGACGGAAGCAGCTCTCGCAGCGGTTATAAGCTGTATTTGATGGCAGGGTGCCACAGTTGCATCGGTGTGCCACCGATCCGGTGCCTTCGCAGTTCGGGCACGTTTTCTCTTCCGGTTCTATCAGCTCCGGTTCGCTCATGTGTTCTCTCCACTCCCGGTCACGGATGACCATGTGATTCTCGACGGCTATCATAGCGTTGCAGTTTCAATCGTTACAATCCTTGTCTCCGGGTCCATCATTTCGCTGTCGCTGATCTCGCTGACCGTGCGGCGCAGAAGCATCTCAGGGTTATCACCTGACGTGACGACAGCAAAGAGGTATTCGTTGTCGGAGAGGACTTTTTTTACCGGCCTCCCGAGGCGCATCAGCTCGTACCGGAACCGGTTGTCGCTGACGCTGAACGTGCGTTTAACTCTCATTTCCATTGCCTAGTACCTTAAATTGACCTTGTTATGGGTTCTGAAGTTATATATCTTCTCAATGAGAAGTCTATATTGCTCCGCATTGGCGCAGAGGACAAGGGCGGTGGGCTGTGATTGCAGTCTTTTAATCATAAGTTCATGATTAAATTTGGGGTTCTTAAAAAGTCCTATCATTACTCCTACGAAAACAACCCTATTGAATCCGGAAAAGAATTTTTTATAGTCCATAATTTTTGAGGCTATTTCATAGGCATACGGAAGGTCGTTTACTTTTAATTCCCCCTTTTCAAACTTCTTTACTTTGCCAATTGCCTTGCCTTTATGAAATATTTCTTGGCTATTATTTACGCCACCGACGGTATTAGTAAAAATAGCTTCCGCAGCTGCGATTCCAAAGTCGGGATAGGTCTGCATAAATTCTCTTAACTGAAGATATGGGAGCAGACCCATGTCACAATAGGAGTTAAGAAACTCCATTTTACCCCAATTTTTAACATTTTGATTCAGAGCCTGGGCCTCTTCTAGTCCAAAGCCCTTCCTTACTTCGTATTCAACCGGCAGAGATAATCGCTTAGCGGCCTCAAGTCTATGCTGTCCGTCAATGACCTCAAAGTGTTCATTAACTAAGATTCTTGCCATGAGATAATCCCTCTTAAAGGATTCCATTAATCTTCTAACATGAACCTCACTTATTGGGCGATTCCCTTTAAGTGGCTTGAATAATTCGTAATTGATCGTTGTTTCCATTGTTGCAGTTTTTATTTGTTAGTTTTTAACCGGCAGTAGCGAGAGGCTTAGCCAATCACATACCGCAGTGTCTGAATCAGAAAGTACGCTGATCCGCCGCCAATGATGACGCTGAAGATTAGTAATTCCCAGTCGATTTTGAGCTTCTTCATGATTCCAGAGTGTTAAGAAATTCGCCCGCAGCCTCGCCGCCTATCCTGTGAATATCGACAAGGGTGAGATACTTCCTCCCTGTCTTTTTTCTGTAGGCTTTTGCCGTGTCATAGAAGGCCGTGGCAATGTTCGCCTCCATGTCGTTCTTGAATCCAGGGTCATCTTTTAATGCCTGCCCAAGTGTTGTTACTACATCTTTTGTTGTCATGTTCTGCTGTTTTTGTTATTGCAAATATTGTAAATATTATAATACAACGCAAATATTTTGATGCTTATTTTATGCCATGCTGTTATTTAGACGGCATATAAATAATCAAAACATACTTTTTTGTTCGACCTTCGTAAACCTTTTTTCAGCCTGCCTTAAATTCAATATAGCCTGCTTAAAATAGCTATCCTTTAATTCAATACCTATCGCCTTACGTTCCATTGAAACGGGGCCATAAACCTCAGATCCGACACCCATGAACGGGGTGAGTACTGTTTCATTGTAATTGGAATATAAATACACCAATCGGTCAATAACATCTAATTGCAGGGGATGTACGTGCTTTTCGTCGTCGTCCTCTTTGCTGTCTTTGAAGGGTAGCACATTATCAATCCTAATGTCATCCCATACAGAAGAGGCATATCTCTGCCACGTCAAGTGAGATAACTTATTTTCCCTGGGGTCGCCCGTAAAACCAATCCATTTACGCCTGAAGTCAGCATAATTGCCATAGGTTTCTTTGTGTGCCTCCAAAAATGGAACGTCGCCAAAGTATTCATAATCATTCAGCCCGTTAGGGTGAACTACCGGAACTTGGTTCTCTCCACGCTTTTTGAAGATAAGAATATAATCAGGCATGGCCGTGAAACATTTTGTTGCATCCTCAACAATGAACTTATGCATCAGCGATTGTACCATTGTCCTCATGCGAACCTTTAACGGCTCTTTCCAAATCGTTATCCGGTTGTGATATTCAAATCCATGCTTTTCGTGTATGCGTATCACTTCTCCGGGAAAATCCCAAAGCCTTCCGGTATTGTCGTGAATATCCTCGCAATGAACTGCGTTTATTCGTCCCGGTTTTGTTATCCGTGCAAGTTCTGAAATAAGGAACTCGTATTGCTCGACAAACTGATCCCGGCTGTCACAGTTTGAAAAATCTCTGTGATCAGAACTGTAATTGTATAACCCCGCAAACGGCGGAGAATATAGAATTAAATCGACTGAGTTTTCGGGTAGTGTCGGAATGACCTCCATGCAGTCTCCGCAATAGATTGCGTAATTGTCTGTTATTACTTGATCTTTGACCATGTTAGATGAATTTTGGTAAGGTTATAGTTTTATTAAAGTCTCTTGTCTGTATCTTAAAATCCCTGTTTGTCTGCTGTGTCAGCTTCTCAAACATCTTTATAGCCTTGTCTTTTTTGTGTAATAGGCTCTGCATAATTCTTTCCTGCCCGTCTGAAAGTACGAGGTCAACTGTCACCGGCTTAGTCTGACCGAATCGCCAGAAACGACGGATAGCCTGATAGTATTGTTCATAGCTGTATGTCGGGAAATAGGTCGTATGATTACAGTGCTGCCAGTTCAGACCAAAGGCCGTGATGCTTGTCTTTGTCACCAGCTTATTTATCTGACCAGATGAAAAGCCCAAAAGTATATCCTCTTTTTTGTCAATATCCATATTGCCCCGAACCTCTACAGCAGTGGGATCCAATCTCATTAACTCGTCGGCCTCATCATTTAAGTTGCACCAGTAAACAGAAATATCATGTACAGCAGCTTTTTCAACTGCCATCTCACAGCGTTGTTTGATAGTTGCTTTTGCCTCCTGTTTGATTTCATGGAACCCAACGGCAGGCATAGCAAACAACTTAGTCTGTCCGTCAATCGTTAGCGGGTTCTCATTTCTAAGTATTGTTTCAACCTCATGCAACTCAGGTAAAATAAACCTATCGTCGGCAAATCCTATGTCTGACGGTTTCTTTGCGGAAATAGACCACGAAGCAACCCACTGCCAAAAGTCGTTCTCCGCATGGGGCTTTAAGTAAAACGACTCACCCTGCCGTGCTTTTGATATTTGACTTATTTTTGCGACGTTGTTCTGATTGTTCTTAAAAAACTTGCCGAGCATATCCATATATCCCATATAACCCAAAGCCTCGGAGCTTGTGCCTAATTCAATGTAATCGTTAGGTGATGGGGTTGCGGTAAATAGATATCTGTAATTTACTTTTTTCAGAAAAGCGTTAATCTGGTTTTTAATTGCACCGTCAAAGTTTTTAAGTATTGAACTTTCATCCAGGATTACACAATCAAAATCAGATGAATTAAGATAGTGCAGACGTTCGTAATTTATCAGCACAATTTTCTTTTTAAACTTGCCATCCCTCGTATGTTCAACATCTTCTATGCCGAACTTATTGGCCTCTAAAAGATGTTGGTTAGCAACGGCCAGCGGCGTAATTATCAGAACGGGTTTATTTGTAGCCTGAACATAATTTGAGGCGACAACTAATTCAATTATAGTCTTGCCTAATCCCGTGTCAAGAAACACCGCACCCCGGCCTTTTCTTATAGCATAGTCGGCAACGTGCTTCTGAAAGTCAAACATACTATCAGGCATGAACTTTGGAACTATCCCAAAATCCATTGAGCTATGTTGCTTACGTATTAAAAAATCTTCATAGGTCATAAATGTCAGTTTTATATTGCGATTAATAATTCATTCGGGAAATTTACATAGGCAAATTCGCCAAACAATTCACAGGCTTTTTTATCGTAAGCCCTTGCCGCCTCGACAGGAGTGGCAAACGTCCCGGCGTAATGTCGTTTTTGATTGAGTTTAGCGACGGCCAAATAAACAATGCCTGACTTGGTTTTTCGTGCGAACACTCCCTTATACTGAGATGTGGGATATTTGATTCTGTTGTACTGGTTCTGTTTATGTGAGCACATCCTGAGGTTATGCCGCCGATTATCCAGCCCGTTGTGATTGATATGATCAATGGAGCAATCCGGCATACCCATGATTACACGGTGCATTCCAACTGACCGGCGTATGCCATTTACATAAAGATTGGTTCTAGCATAGGTTGTGTGCGGCGCCCTTACTGTAAACCATTTATACTTACTAATAATGGGATAGTCCGCATCATCAATAATTGCCTCTAATCCCTGAGTTATCTTTATTTTCATACTGCGTTATTGTTTTATTACAACGCAAACATAATACAATTATTGTAATAATTATAATGAATCTGTAATTTAGAAACAGTCTAAATAGTAGTCAGAGATTGTACACGATGTATGATACGCTATGTGTGATTGTTACGGGTGTGCTTGGATATTTTCGTACAACAATAGTAAAACATCAACAAGAAACCCCGTGCAAATCGGGGTCTCTTTAGCGCAAAAATGGAACGTGAGGGAATGTTGTAAAAATGGTGTTTACCTTCAGGGGTAAAGGTACAATAATTCCCGAAAATTATGCACAAAAATCGTGAAAAATTATATAATAAAAGAACCCCGATGTTGTATAGGGTCACCGGGGTCTACGGAACAAAGAGTCATGTGATGATTCGCAATGGTAAGTTAGCAATACATAGGCAAATGTTTTTAATTGTTAGCTCAATAAGCAGTAACAAATATACAACGCTGCTTTCATATTTGCAAATTATTCTTTCAAACAAAGGGACGGTACCGGAAAAAACTGCCAAAAACCGGTAACCGTCCCTGTCCCGTGAGGGATGACGAATGATTGACTATAACGTGAAATTCGTTCTGTTAAATTCTCCGTGCTTCGGATTGACAAGCCACGCCGACTGCCCCGGCTTCGAGTACCTTCCGGCCTGATGGTCGTAAGCATCGGTACCGGAGAGGGAGGCGCCGCAGGAATACAGTGGCGAATCAAACGGCGTATGGAAGTGACCGAACACGTACTTATGAAATCCTATCTCTCTCGCCCGTTCAATCTCCTGCATAATGATCTGCAGGCGTGCCTGCGCCTCCTTGCCTACTTTGCGCTCAATCCCGTACCAGGGGACACCCATCCAGCCCTTGACGTTGTGGCCGTGAGAAATGAGATACAGCCTGCCGTTCACCTCGACAACCTTTTCAAGCATCGGGTAGATGTTCATCTCTACATTGGAGAGTGAGGCGATGTACGCCTGCAGCATGGAGCCTACGAGATAGTTTAATGAGTTTTGCCCTGCCTCCTTTGCCTGCGGTTTCTTCGTCAGGCGGGAGTGATTGTCCTCGGTGATGAAATGAACCTTCACTTTATTGAAGTGAGGGGCAAAGATTTGTATCTGCTGAGCAATGTCTTTTGCTGTTTCAACAACCTGTACGGGAGAGGGGTAGGCGTTGGTTATCCGCAGCTCGTCATGTATGTCCCCGGAGATAAGGTCACCGGTGAGTAATACCGTTGCCTCCTCAATCCTGTATGCCTGTTTCATGAAGTTTGCCCACTTGACAGCTTTCTCCGCAAAGGCAATGGAACGTTCATGCGAGATGTCAGGGTTGAACGCATTGAACCCCTCGATCTCGTTCGGCTCCTGCACAGCCCCTTTGTGGGTGTCGGTGATATGGAACACCGGCTCAATCAAAACGCCACTCCTGACGGCCTCCTTTTGCGTCACAGGCTCATATTCCTTCACGGGTGTTATTGCCTCCCGCACTTCTTCAAAGAATACCTCGAGCTTGCCGTGTTCACGGCGGTAGCCCTGGAGGATGGTACGCAGTTCTGTTATCTGCCTGCGCAGCTCAACAGATTTCTCGCTGTGTTCAGCTTTTAATTGCTCCTCGGTGATTGACATAGCAGTTAACTTTTAAGTTAATACTCCTTCAGACTTCAGCTTTTTAATGCTGTCGGGGTGTGAAAAGTAAATCACCCCGCTTACCTTGCCGTGATAGCTGTCGTAATTGGGGTGTTCGAGTACGTCATTGTATCCCTGTCCGGGGCGTATGCCGCAGAACTGGATGAACTCTGAACGGGTGAGATAGACCCCCGGCTTCAGCTCTTTGAGCTTTGTAGCCACAATGAACCGGATGTCATGCTTAGCCCGTAGCTGTTCCTCGGAGAGGCCGAGAGACTTTGACGGCTCCGGCTCAATTTGTAACAGGGGAGCCTCTTCTTTTGCCGCCTCAATATTGTGGCCGCAGGTGCGACATTTATACTTTTGCTTACCACTACGAGTTGTGCCGTTCTTGTTCATCACGGCGGAGCATCTTGGACAGTTCATTTTTTGGGTTTTTTATATGGTGAATAGTATGTACACCTCTCCGGCCAGCACCACGAGCAGTGCTGCCTCAATGAGCTTTGAGATAATGGTAAATGCTTTCATGGTCAGAAGTTTGGTAATGGTTCAGATACTCCAAGAATCAACTCTGCTGCGAGCCACAACGC